CAGGTAATGAAATTAATTTTCAGAATCTTAACGGCATTGTTGGCATCTTCGGTAAAAATTTCTCAGGTAAGTCATCCATCATTGATTCAATCTTGTTCTCAATGTTTAACTCAACTTCTAAAAATGAAAAGAAGAACCTCAACGTAATCAACCAAAACAAGGAAAAAGCATTAGCAAAACTTGATGTTACCGTTGGGGAACAGAAATTTGTTATTGAACGAGAAGCAGAGAAATATACAAAGAAGTTAAAGGGAGAGGAAACACTTGAAGCCAAGACAGGCGTAACCTTTTATTCGGAGTCATTAGTGACAGGCGATATAACGCCCTTAAATGGCACTACAAGGAACGATACAGATAAAGCTATACGAAACCACTTTGGATCATTGGGAGACTTTCTATTGACATCTATGAGCTCCCAAAACGGTGCTTTGAATTTCATCTCCGAAGGCGCTTCAAAACGAAAAGAGATCTTCGCAAAATTTCTTGATTTGAATCAGTTTGAACAAAAGTATCGTCTTGCGAAAGAGGACTCGGCAGAGGTACGTGCGCTTCTTAAACGCCTTGAAGGTAGGGATTTTCACCAAGAAAAGAAAGAACAAGTAATTGATTTAGCAAAAGTTACAAAGCGCTTGAATGGGCACGAAGAAGATTGCAGAGTGTTAACGGCTCAAATTGAAGAGCTTAATAATGAAATAGCCTTGCTAGAATCGTCAATCAATTCAGTCCCAACAGAATTAATTGATATAGCAAAAGTTAGAAACAATATTGTTTCGAAAAGGACACAAGTGTCTAGGTTATACGATCATATAGAAGAGCTTACCAACGAGAAAAGAGGTAAAGAAGAAAGATATAGAGCACTATGTGATTTTGAAGAGACATTTGATATTGAAGGGCTAAATTCCAAAAAAGTTAAAATTGATGAATTGATACAATTAATTGATGATACCACTACAGATATAAAAGCAAAAGAGCGAGAATACAATTCAAATGCCTCAAAGAAGAAACTATTGGACGGGATACCTTGTGGCTCAAGTTTCCCTAAATGTAAGTTTATCAAAGATGCAAATATTGCCGTTGCCCATCTTCCTGCTATTCGTATGGAGATTGAGTCAGCAAGTGATAAAGTTTCAACATTTGAGGCAAGCCTAAGAGATCTCAACCCAGAAAAGGTATCAGAACACTTAACCAAGTTTCAAAAGCTGCTTGATAAGAAAGTAGAAGTATCTTCACGAATCACAGAAATTGGGTTGCAACATGATCGTGACGTCACGACAATTAAACTTCTCACTAAAGAAATAGAAGAATTAGAACTAGAACAAAAAAGCTATGAAGACAATAAAGAAGCTATTGAAAATTTGGAATCAATGTTATCTAAGAAAGCTTCTATAGAAGCCAAGTTGCAAACCACCAAGAGAACATTGGCGAAATGTGAAAAAGATCGGCTAGACTTCTATAAACAAACCGGATCAATTGAAGAGAAGATTAAGAATCTTGAGGAGTTGTCGGAACAACTAGAACAATACCGTTCCGAATACTCAGCATATGATTTGTACATGCAATGCATGCACTCTAATGGGATTGCGTTCGATGTGATTAAAAAGAAGCTTCCTGTCATTAATGAAGAAATTTCAAAGACAATTGCCAACATTGTAGATTTCAATATCTTTTTTGAGGTTGATGGGGGAAAATTTGAAATTTATATTAAGCACCCAAAGCATGATCCGCGCCCTCTAGAGATGGGCTCTGGAGCAGAGAAAACCATCGCAGCTATGGCTATTCGAATGGCTTTGCTGACTGTCTCATCTATGCCAAAAGGAAATATATTTATTTTAGATGAACCTGGGACAGCATTAGATGAAGAAAATATGGAAGGCTTTATTCGTATTTTGGAACTAATTAAAGTAAACTTTAAAACAGTTTTACTAATTAGTCATCTAGATTCGTTAAAAGATTGCGTTGATATGCAGATCGTCATAGATAAAAAGGATGGCTATGCTCATGTTAAACAATAGGAGGACACATGACTATGGAAGAAATGAAAGAAAAACAAGAAGCAGTAGTAGATGCATGGTTGTCAAAAGTAACAAGTCGCAAACTTATGGTTTGGACAGCATCAACTATCTTAATGTATATGGGAATGATTGAATCCGCAGATTGGGTTATGATTTCTGCTATCTATATTGGTGGACAATCGATTATTGATGGTATCGCTAAAATGAAGGGAGTATGATGGCTTTAGACTATGTGCTCAAGCATTGGAAAGAACTGCTTATTGCAGTTCTTTTCCTCGTTCTTTGGCTGAAATCTCGAATGGACTATGCTTCTTTGAAGGAGCTAGAGCAGCAAAGAATTGAGGCTCATGAAGAATCAATGCAGGAATTAAAAAATAATTATGAAGAAAGAATAAAAGATCAAAAGGAAGCATATGAAAAATATAAAGAAGAAGTTGACATTATCTTGGATCACTACGGCAACAGAGTTGCAGAGTTGGAATTTAAAACATCTGAAAAGAAGCAAGAATACCAGAACATCCTCAAAGAAAAACCAGAAACACTAATTAAAGAAATAGAGCAAAAATTTGGATTTAAATATGTTGAGTAGTTTATTGATTTTATTTATTGGAGTAGCTCAAGCGGACAACGGCAAGTTCACTTATCTAGAGCCAGAACAGCCTTGTCCATTTAAGGGCACTCTATTAGACGACGAAGCCATGTCGCATTTATTAACATTGCCAGATTATGAACAAGAAAAGTGTGACATACAGAAGCAAAAAGAGTTGGATTTATTACAAACAGAGTGTGATCTTAAACAAGATCAGATGCAATCAGATATCGATTTCCACAAAAGTGAAGTTGATAGAGTTACTAAAGAAAAAAATGATGTCATCAAAGCTCTTGAAGACGAAATTGAAGTCTTAGGAAAAGACAATAAAGGACTCATATTCTCATCAGGAGTTGTAGTAGGGGTTACTGTTACGTATTTATTTGTAAAAGCACTCGGAGGTACATGATGAAAATTGATGATCTTAATAAGGTTGCGGCATATGAAAAAGCAATAAAACAAAAATATGGGTATGATGCCGTTAAAAACCCAAATGCCGGTTGGGATGATGATAAAGAAAAAGAATATCTAGAGACAACAAAAAAATTTGAATCTAAGGTTTCTCGTTATAACGAAGACAATGATTTGGTTGAAGTTGATGGTTTTTTAATGCCTAAAAGACTACTTAATGTAGAGACGAAACGTATCTGTGATACATGTTCTACCTATTCTTTCGATAAAGGTGATGACTTTTATATGCATAAATTTGATTGCTGTCAGAGATGCTTCATCCAATATGTCGAAGGGCGAGAAGAAAGATGGCAATCAGGATGGCGTCCAAACATAGAGGAATAAAAAATGAAAGTAACAAAAAACTATATCAAGCAACTTGTAAAAGAAGAGCTTCAAGCTGTATTGGAAAATAATACGGAGTATATCGCTGGTGACGGCGGTGCTGATCGTATTGATGGGGTTAAAACAACCCTTTCTAAAGTTAATCTTGGCGTAAATCATCCAAAAATGAAAGATGTGAAAGAAAAGTTAAAAAGTATGCCGAATGGATCATTCACCAAAAATACAGCAATGGGCGATGATTTTCTTTATGTTAAGTCTGAGGAAGGTAATGCCTATTATGCTGCTAATCACCGTGGCAATAATAGGGCAGATTCTGCATATGAAGAATTGGAAGCATTGGGTTACAAAGAAGTTAAGTAATTCACATTTAAGATAGGAGAAGGAATAAATGGCTACAACATTAGAAATTGTAAAAGGAATTCATCAAGCAGCAGCAAATGCTTATGATGGCTCTCATGATGAGAGATTTACAGGCAAAGATCTTGCAAAAGAAATCGGATTGCGTAGAGAAGAAGGGTGTGCGATCAAGGACTCAAGAGTTATTGACGGCTTCAATGTAAAAGTATCTGGTAACGAATTGCATATTATCTATCATACAGAAGTTACAGCAAAAGAATCTCACAACGCTCAATTGGAATCCGACATTGAACAAAGCATTGCTGACATTGTAAAGTTTCTTAAGAAGGAATACAGAAAGGTTGCTGAAGGTTCTTTATCGTTAGGTAAGCCAGAAGAGATTGAAATACGTATGGAGTACATCTCTAGACAAAGAGTGTCAATTATTGCTAAACAACGTTTTGTTATTAGTGGGATTGACGCAGAACAAAACAACTCTCCTGAGTCCCAAGAAGATCGTTTGGATAAATCAATTAAAGATTTTCTTTCTATGGGAAGAGAGCAAGCCAAGAAGCCTTCAAACTACACAGCGAAAAATGAGCAATAATGATATCAAAACAGCAAGCCGTACAAGAAATTCTAAAGTGTGGCAAGTCTCAAGAGTACTTTGTCAATAACTTTTGCCGCATTCCACATGCGGTTCATGGTTTGGTGCGTTTCGATACATACGACTTTCAAGACGAACTGCTAGATGATCTAGAGAAGTATCGCTTCAATGTTGTCCTTAAAGCAAGACAGATGGGTATTTCAACAATTGTTGCTGCTCATATCTCTTGGCTAATGATGTTTCACAAGCATAAGAAGGTTCTTATCCTCTGTACCAAACTTGAGACAGCAAAGAACGTTGTTATCAAAGTGAAAGAGATGGTAAAAAGTCTGCCTGATTGGATGCAAATTGCAAAGATCACAGTCGACAACAGAACCTCATTCGAACTATCAAATGGCTCTTGGATCAAGGCTTCTTCTACATCAGGAGATGCAGGACGTTCGGAAGCACTTTCTTTGCTTGTTCTTGACGAGGCTGCTTTCATTCCTGACATGGAAGAGTTATGGACTGGTATATATCCTACAATCTCTACAGGGGGACGCTGTATTGCCCTCTCAACGCCTAATGGTGTTGGTAACTGGTTTCACACCACCTATGTCGATGCAGTATCTGGAGTGAACGCTTTCAAGCCCACAGTACTACACTGGAGTAGGCATCCGGATAGAGATAAGGAGTGGTTCGAAAATGAAACTAAAAATCTATCTCCGAGACAAATCGCACAAGAGTATGAGTGTAACTTCAATGCTTCTGGTGAGACTGTTATTGCTCCTGATGATATTGAAAGAATTGAGAAGATGGTTTGTGAGCCAAAGCACAAAGTAGGGTATGATAGGAATTATTGGATTTGGGAAGAGTGCCAAGATGGAAAGAAGTATGTATTGGTGGCTGACGTTGCAAGGGGTGATGGGGCTGACTATTCTGTATTCCACGTTGTCAATACGGATACAATGGAAATCGTTGCAGAATATAAAGGAAAGCCAAACATTGATGACTTTGCAAATATGCTTTACTCGGCAGGTAGAGAATATGGTGAATGCTTACTGGTGGTTGAGAACAATAATATCGGATATTCAGTTCTTGAGAAGCTAATCGAGATGGAATATCCAAATATTTATTTCAGTGTCAAAGGATCAGGCGAGTACATAGAGCAGGTTTCTGCGATAGGAAACCAAAGTGCTGTTCCGGGCTTTACAACATCTATGAAAACTCGTCCATTAATTATTGCCAAATTAGAGGAGTTCGTCAGAAATAAACTAATTACTATAAAATCTTTACGTTTATTGAATGAATTAAAGACTTTTGTGTGGTATTTGGGAAAACCTCAAGCCATGAAAGGATATAACGATGATTTGGTAATGGCACTGGCTATTGCTTGTTGGGTTAGAGACACAGCAATCATCGCTTCCAAAAGGGGAGAGGAGTTGCAAAAAGCTATGCTAAATTCAATGGTTTACACAAATACAGTTTTGAACACAAATATCAGAGGGCAACAAGGCTATAACAAAACTAATGCTACTTTCGATCCAGCACCACAAGGAAGTCTTGAAGAACATAGGCGTAATTTAGATAAATTTAGTTGGATATTCAAAGGATAAAGACAATGGCTGACAAGAAAAAGAACCCAAGAAACCCACAGAGTACTCTGTATAAAAGGTTGACAAAATTACTTTCATCTCCTATCGTCAATAGGCGAACACAGATGCAAAGACGTTATAAACGAGCAGATATGGACAAGTATAATTTCAATTCTGCTATGGGATTGGACTTTAAGAAGACTTCGTACAATCCATATGATAATATGACTGCAAATATCATGGCAAATCAAAATCGCTATGAAAGATATATGGACTTTGATCAAATGGAGTATACTCCTGAGATTGCTTCTGCTCTTGATATTTACGCAGATGAAATGACTACTTCTACAATGCTGTCTCCGATGTTGAACATAAAATGTCCAAATGACGAAATTAAAATGATTCTCAAAAATCTATATGAAGAGATTCTTAATGTAGATTTAAATTTATTTGGCTGGAGTCGTTCATTGTGTAAGTTTGGCGATTTTATGTTATATCTAGACATTGATGCTACATTGGGGATTCGACATGCTATTTCTCTGCCTATTGATGAGGTTGAAAGACTCGAGGGCGAAGACAAGACAAATCCTAATTATATTCAATATCAATGGAATTCTGGAGGTTTGACTTTTGAAAACTGGCAGATCGCACATTTTAGAATTTTGGGCAATGACAAGTATGCTCCTTATGGAACATCAGTCCTTGAGCCTGCTAGAAGAATCTGGAGACAACTTACTTTATTGGAAGATGCCATGATGGCTTATCGTATTGTTCGTTCGCCAGAGAGAAGAGTGTTTTATATTGATGTTGGTAACATTGCCTCTCAAGATGTAGAACAATTTATGCAGCGTGTCACTACACAGATGAAAAGAAATCAATTAATTGATGCCAACACTGGACGTGTAGATCTACGCTACAACCCGTTATCCATCGATGAGGACTATTTCATTCCTGTTAGGGGTGGCAATAGCTCTAGGGTTGAATCATTGCCTGGTGGATCTTATACGGGCGATATTGATGATGTTAAATATTTGCGTGATAAATTATTCTCCGCTCTCAAAGTTCCCATGTCTTACCTTTCCAGAGGAGATGGACAAACAGAAGATAAAGCAACACTTGCTCAGAAAGATATTCGTTTCGCAAGAACCATTCAAAGACTACAAAGATCTGTAATCTCAGAATTAGAAAAGATTGGATTGGTTCATCTTTATACATTAGGTTATCGTGGTGATGATCTTATATCATTTAAGTTGCTTTTAAACAATCCGTCAAAGATCGCAGAACTTCAGGAACTTGAACACTGGAAACAGAAATTTGATATTGCTGGTGCTGCTACTGAAGGCTTCTTCTCTAAGCGTTGGATCTCTGAAAATATTCTTGGAATGTCTGATGAAGAATTCTTAAGAAACCAGAGAGAAATGTTCTATGATAAGAAGATGGCTTCTATGCTCGAGAAAGCTTCTGAGGAGGTTCCTGCCTCTGCTCCTGATACTGGAGCATCTGGTGGTGCCGGTGGCGGACTTGATCTCGGTGGCGGCGGCGGAGGCGCTGGTGGCGGACTTGATCTCGGCGGTGGTGATGCTGGAGGCGGAGAAGCACCTGCTGGTGACGCTGGTGGAGGTGCCGGCGGTGGAGACGAAGGTGGAGGAGCAGAATCCTCCTTACTCGCAGCACCGGGAAACAGAAGTCGTGATAAAGATGGCAAAGTATCCAGAGGTGACGGCAAAGGTAGAAGAAAGATTAAGCCTGTTAAAGATGCCGAAGCAGGTAGAGCAGCAAGAACAAATAGTACAAAAGCTGTCACTAATCCAATGAAAAGAATGTTCAGTGATCCTATCGCTAACATCGTAAATACGGTATATGAATCGGAAGAAAAACAGATTTACGATAAAGAAGAGAAGCAACTATTTAATATTAGCCACGATTTGAAAGTGCTACTTGAAAGTATGGAGCCTAAAGAAAAATGAAATACAATAAAAAAAGAAACACAGCGTTTTTATACGAAACGTTGATCTTAGAAATGACTAAGGCAGCGTTAAACAAAGATGAAAAACGAAAGAATATTGCTTTTGATATTATTAAAGAAAACTTTGCAAAAAATTCTATTCTCGATGAAGAGCTAGATGCCTATCGCTCTGTCTTGGAAACCAAAGGCGCAACAAAAGACTGGGCAAACATGATTCTCAGAGAAGCACAAAGAACCTATCTTTCTCTGCATCCCGGACATGTGTTTAGTCAACAGACACATGTAATCAACAGAATAAATAAAGAACTGGGCAAAGATACTTTTAGTAACTTTACGCCAAACTATAAATCTTTGGCAACAATTGGGCAGTTATTTAGTGTCAAAACACCGGTAAAAACAAGAGTTATATTGGAAAGTAACTTGATCGAGGAAATGACTAGCCAAGAAGAAACTATGGCAGTAGAACCTGTAGATAATTTGGTTCTTAAAATGTTTGTTGAAAAATTCAATGAAAAATATGATGATCTATTAGAAGAACAAAAAG